AAACACGGCCCTCGGATATTTCGGCGTTCCGGCAAAGTTGTTTGATTTCCAGGATCAACAGAATATGCACGTGGTGATCAATCTCACGAAAAGCGAAACCCCGCCGATCGTTTGGGAGCTCATAAGCCGCCGATTAATCGACATTGTGGCGGCAGGCGTCGGTATGCAGATTGTCGATAACGTGCCTTACTTCGGCTTTGACTACGAAACGGCCTCAGTCCAGGGCTTCGATTCAGGTCACTTCTTCCCGTTTGAAAACTAAACATTCATTTATCTCATCAGCCTCGCGAATAGCGGGGCTTTTTTATTGGGTGCGATATGACAACCATCAATGAATTCCTTCCTTTCGCAGATCAAAGTAATGCCAATTTGATTCCCTATGCCGAATGGGTAAGTGCCGCAAAGCGTCTTACCGGTTTTGTTTCGGGTATTGCGAAATCCAACGAAATGAATCGTGTTTTTGCGCAGGGCGCCCAGGCCGGCTATGCGATCGCAAAATTTATCGAGCGAACCCTAAGCGAGGACGTTTACGTCGCAGACGGGGAGCGCCTGGCAGATCAGTTTTATCGCTCGATTGTTCAGATGTCCTATCGTGCCACGCCGATCGGCTGCATCCTGACATTCCCGGTTCACGTTGAGATCGACGGGTACGTGGCGACCAATAACGGCGGCAATTTGTCGCAAACTACCTACGATCAGCTTTACGCCGTTTACGGCACAAAATTCAATACTTCGAGCACATTGGCAACTCAGTTCGGAATTCCGGACATGGCCCATCGAGTTTTTGAAGCGGCGGCAACGCTTGAGGAGATCGGCTGCTATGTAGCAGCTGGGTTACCGAATATCTTGAGCAGTGGCCGAGGGTTTGACGATCAATTTGACATATCACAGTACGGCTTTCATGACCTTACTGGAGCAATGTTTATTTCTAGGACAGGGCCTAGAAAATATGACCGTGATATGTACGAAAGTCATACAAGCGGGTCACTTTCTTGGACTTTCGATGCATCGCGAAACTCAGCTCTCTACGGGGCTTCGACGACGAACCAGCCCGCCGCCTTACAGGTTTATTGCCTTATCCGTTATTGATATCGAATCAACAGGTACCCTCTAAGCGATTTTGGCTGGTTTGTATCAGAACTACCAAACAAAGCGTTTGATTTTGAGGCATCAAAATTAGCGTCATCTGTTATAACGTAATTGTTGTTTTCTTGAGTTGCAACAATTCTTCCGTTTCTTACCCTATTGGGCCGTAACGCACCGTTCCAACTGAGGACGTATCCAGCATCTATATCGCCTAGGTTTGCAGAATTCAAATAGCCTTCGATATTCGGTCAAGAAACACTTGAGCCCCGCAGCTTGCGCCTTGGGGCTCTTTACCTAAGTGCCTAGCATATTATCAGCAGAATCAACGCGATGACCAATTTAAGCAGCCATCGTTTGCCACGCTTTGCTATACTAGAGGCATGAGATTTAAACCTAAGCATGATCTCATCCTTTAAGGCGGCTCCGGAGTGCAATCCGAGAGCCGTTTTGCTTGGTTTCTGCACAGATCAGAGAGGTAACCAGCAACTCCCCAATTCCATTCTCGTCATGCTCTACCGAGTTTGGTTTTTTCATTCTAGCAAATCGCGGTTTCTGAGAATTCCCGAATAGTCAGGGCAAAATTTTTGATCTAGTCTCGACGTCTCCGGATCGAAAAACAAGCTTTACAGGCTCTATGGGATGGTCTATCCGGGACGACATTAACACCTGCGGTTACCTGCAATACATTGATGCTAGTAGCAAAGGCTATCAATGCGATCCATTTTCAGATTTGTCAAAAGGGAACTCGATTTATGGCTCCTCTGATACCGTCCAACCCGCGGGACTTTATGCACAGTTTTTAATTCGTTACGAGTAACGAATTAGGCAATATGCTCTAAACGCCTCCGGCCTAACTGTCGTAACGTCATCTTTGTAGATGCTCGAGCTTGTCGAGGCGTCGAATGTTTTCTTATAGGCGCCGTAAACATTGCCTTTTTCTACAAAGAATGAACTTGCTCCTGATGTAAAACATCCGTCTGCCGCGCCTCCTAAAGAGTGAAACGAACCTTTGATATTCGGGAATTTTCCGGAGCCTTCGGCGAGCCCCGTGGTTTATCGGCGGAGCTCGACTTTCGGGCTGTGCCTGGCACAGCGTAAAAATGACGCTTTTTTAATCCGGAGCGCCCGATTCTGTGAGCTTTTGGCTTAGAACCTGAGCACATTGAGCACAACTCTGAATATAGGCGTGCCAGCCGAGCATAATTTTTTGCCTCGGCGCGAAATAATCGCCTCGTTGATACGCGCGTACGACCTGGGAGCCAACTAGGTGCGCTAATGCCGCCTCTGCTACCTCGAAAGGCGCATCGTTATCCACGAACCAACTCCTGCCAATGGACCTAAGCCCATGGGCAACAAGCCTGTTTCTAAATTCGGGTTTGTCGTGCAGCCACTTGGCTAAAGCCTGTCCGGATATATGGCGGTTTTTATTTGTTGCCGGGAAAAGGAACGGACTTCGTTTATTTTTCCGGATCTCCTTGGCCTCGTTTATTAGCGAAATAAGATAGGGCGTCAAAGGTATTCGATGCGTCCGTTTCATTTTCATGGCCTCGGCCGGAATGGTGATTGCCTCATCGGAGATCCATTCCAGCCGAACCGAAACAACTTCGCCCGGACGGAGCAAAGTTGCCAGAGAAAATAAAAACAGGATTTTGTACTTAGGAGGGGCCAAGCGCTCGACCTGGCTAATTACTATTGGGAGCTCTTTCCAGTCGGGTGCGGGCATGTGACGCACCTCGGGGACCGGAAAAACCTTTGTAATTTTGGAGAGCGGATTCGCCTGGAGGAATCCGGCATTAACGGCCAAATCAAAAATTTCCCGGACACGCATCAAAAGGCGCTTGACGGTTGAAAGTTTGCCCTCGGCCTCGATTGGCTCCAGGAGCTTAATCAGTACCGGAGGAGTTATCGAATCGAGTTGCCGAGAGCCGAGCTTCGAGATTATGTACTTCTCTAGGCGCAATTTTTCGTCCCGGTAGCTGGCAATCCTATTTTTCTTTTTCGAGCACCAAAATTTGAATGCGTCCCTAAAGGTGTAAGAACCGGAGGGCTCAAGCTCAAGCTCCCGCCTTTTCCTGCGCGCAAGTGAGCGCGCCTGCATTAAGGAAATTTCCGGCCAATGGCCCAAGGTTATGTCGTGTATTCGTCCGCTCTGAGGAACACGTAAAACCCAAGATTTCACTCCTGACCGTTGGACCCTCAGCGCTAGTCCTGCGTAGTCGGTTATTTGATAGCGCGTTTCTTTGGGCTTAAGTGCCCTGATTATTTTCGAGGTAAGCATGACAGCAGCTCCTAAATTTTATCGTTACGACAACGACGGCTATTTTCATTCAGTCATTACCGCGTCCCGCGATCCGCTTGAATCAAAAATCGCTGGCCATGATGTCTATATCACTCCAAATAGCTCTACCTCTGTAGAGCCGGAGAAAAAGGAGGGCTATTGGGCACATTGGAACGGTGAGGCATGGGAGTACGTAGCGTTACCGAAAAATGCCGATGAGCTCATTGCGTTCGGAAAAATCAAACATGACCAGACCGTTCCGTTCTGGAAAAAAATGAATGACCTGCGCAATGAGCTTTTAACTGACGGCTCTAAATATAAGCAGGAGCTCTCAGATGGATACTGGGTAACAGAACGGCTCCCTGATCCGACACCTGAGGAAATTCGCAAACAAAAAGAGCAGGAGGTTCGCTCTAAACGCGATTACTTGATCGCGCAAACCGATTTTTTGGTTTCAGGAGATTATCCGATCGCTGATGCTGACCTGGCCAAAATCAAGGCATACCGGCAAGCACTGCGAGACGTACCTTCACAAGAAGGTTTCCCGGACAATGTCGTCTGGCCGGAGGAGCCTGAGTACAAAGTTCTGCGTGCATAGGTGACCTATGTGGAATCAACTATTAGAAAAATTAGGCAGTCTCGATCCTGGAGTGCTTAAAAATGCGGCATTGATGATCGCAGGAGGATTTACCGGTTTGGTCAGCACCCTCATGGGTGAGCATAAGGTGCTTTTTTACTGGCTTTTTGTTTTTGTCGTGGCTGATTATTTGACCGGCATGATCGCCGCGGCCAGGACGGGAACCTGGTCGAGCCGCGTAGGCCTGAAAGGTCTGATTCGGAAATTCGTGATTTTGCTCGTCGCTATCGGCTTCCATGGGATAGATCAAATTTTACAGGAGCCTTGGATCGGCGCATGGGCCATCGGTGCTCTTTCGCTTAACGAGTTGATTTCGATTCTTGAAAACGTTGAAAAGGCCGGATTCGGTTCGATTATTCCTCAACGAATTCGGGACATGCTAGAGCTTGTTAAAGAAGAACACCAGAACAAAATCAAGTCTAAATTACCTTTAGGAGACAAAAGTGAGTGAGCATTTTCAGCCAAAGGAGTTTGCCTCTAAGGACGGCCAGCCGAGCCCATATCCGTTAGTAGTGCAGCAGGGCCTGTATGACCTTTTGGAAATGCTCCGGGCGAAATTCGGGAAGGCTATCTATATTAATTCAGGCTATCGTTCGCCCGAGCATAATGCGGCCGTGGGAGGTGTCAAAAATTCCTACCACGTTCAGGGGATGGCGGCCGATATTCGTCCGCGCCATGGAAAAGACTTTGAGCACGAATTAGGGCGCCTAAAGATCATTGCTAATAAAGAATGTCCGGGAGGAGTTGGTTTTTATAAAAACTTCGTTCATGTGGACTTCGGTCCTTATCGACGCTGGAACGGCTAAATGAATCTGATCAACTTAATTAAATTTGGGGCGGCTGCGGTCGCCCTTCTTTTTGCGTACTGGG